GCAAACAATTCCTTGAAATGAACGATGTAGTACTTACCGCGTTTATGCAGTATATGGCAAGACTGATACAGTTTTCTTTCTTTCGGCGAGGAAATGCCGATGCGAGTCAATGTCTCACGTACCTTTAGGAAATCGTCTTGACTCTTCAAAACAATCTCAACAAAAGTATCAATTAAATTATCCATATTATCCACCCTTCTCTAATTTTATTTTTATTTTTTCCAGTTGTTCACTTGAAAGGACAGACAATGCGTGAATGGCTTTGACGTTACTATAACCATAGTATTCTTTGATAACCTCAACATCACCGTCTACTTCCTTTTTAAACCACTTGGAGAATCTTTTTCGTGGTCTAATACTATTTAGTAAAAACTCATATTGAAGTTTCTTGTCAGTATGGTGGTTAACATTCATCTCGTTCGCAAAAAATATTGTATCATGAAAATAAGACAGACCTCGGTTGACCATGAAAGGCGCATACTGTTTCTCCGCAAGGTCATCATTCTCAGAATCACGCATCATATTATTTTTGTTCACATTGATAGAATTCAAATAGTCAAAAGGATTACTCATAATTCTCTACCTTGTAATTCAGCCATCTTATCTTGAAGAACTTCCATTAGTTTAACACATTCATCACAGACTGTAAACTCAATGTAGTCTTCTTCATCCCCCACTCGGATGACACCTGGTTCTTTAGGTAGATCATTCGAACAGTGGTGCAGTTGGCATTTAGGTTTATTTTTCTTAAACATCTTCGTACTTATTAAACAGTTCTTCAAGTTTCTGTTCTCTGTCAATACCGGAAAGTTTACGATACTGATGATACTCTTTGCACACCTCTTCAAAGGTGTGCCACAACCGGTCAAACTTAACTTCATACAACTCTTTGATGCCAAGATACTTGTTCATTAAAGCATCACACAATTTGCCATCCATGCCTTCCCAGTCAGGAGAATCTACAAAATGTTTCGTGACAACCTCAATATCGTCACAGATACTCCAACACTTCATAATTTCTTGTTCTAAATCAAAAATTGAATTTTTCATTATACAAACTCACAATTAGCCATAATTTCGGTTAGACACGCGGTGGTGTTTATTTCTGCATCAGCAACAAACGCAGCCTTGTACTGATAGTCTGCAAGTATTAAGACCAGTTGTGGAATACTACCAGACTTCATATACTCAGTTGATTTGTCGTACACTCTACGAAACAACTCTGACGTTTCGATATCATTGTTATCGGCGACCCACTTCCGTACAGAAGTAAAGTCCTTTTCTTTCAGAGACTTCACAAGACCAACCAGTGATACTTCTTGCACGTTAGCAAGAATGCCAGAGTCAATAGAACCTGTGGCAGAGTATCGTTGCAGTTCGTTTAAAATACGGCGGTTGTCGGGAAAATATTTCTTCACGACCTCAACAACGACCGCTTTGTCGAATGTAATGTTTTCCTGTGACAAAATATTACAGGTACGTTTGAACATCTGCGCTGCGAGGTCAAGTCTATCTTCCTTCGTAAACTTGAAGTCGATGACAGAACAACGAGAGTGCAGTGGATCAATGATACGATTTTTGAAGTTACATGTCAGAATAAATCCACAGTTCTTGGAGAACTCTTCCATGAAATTGCGTAGAGCAGGTTGTGTAGAGTTGGCATTCAAATAGTCTGCCTCATCTAGAATGACATACTTGCGGCCGCCTTGTAACGAGACAGACGAAGCAAAGTTCTGAATGTCGTTGCGTAACGTATCGATGTTACCGTTCATCGAACCATTGATGACCATATAGTCACAGTCGAGTTCTTCTAACATGGCCTTTGCAACTGTAGTCTTACCTACACCTGCACCGCCACACAACAACAGATTTGGAACATTGTTTTGATCAACAAAACTCTGGAATGTTTTCTTCAGTTCTGTAGGGAGAATTGTGTCTTCAACAGTTTTAGGCCGGTATTTTTCGACCCATAAGAAATCTTCACGCATATACATCTCCATAACATAATAATAAAATATAAGTTGACCGCTGCCCCATACCCTTCGCGCCGGTCACATTGCCACTGGCCTGGTAACAGTGGCACCCTTTCTGTCTGGTTAGAAGGTAGAGTTAGCTTCAATGCTAATCCAGTACTCTACATCATTGGAAGAAAACTTCGCCAGACCTTTGGAGGAGATTTCAACAGTATAATCACCACTGATTAACTTCATGTTCTCCGCCTTGAAGATAACATTGAATGTGATGTCCGTTTCACCCACCTCAATATCATATTTATCAGAAGAAGGATTTTTAGTATCCGTTGCACGGATAACAATCTTGCCATCTTCACCTGTTACGACCAACTCAGGGAATCCCATAACACCCATCGCTTTCGTAATTTCAACCAAGTTGGCATTGGTAAGTGTAAACGAAACTTCAGGCGTTGGCAACTGAATGTCTTTATTGGGCGGTGTCACAATCGTAGAAGGATCTGCGAAGGTGTAACTGACACGCCGGCCAGAGGCCATGATATTTAGTTTCTTCTCTTCAATTTCAAGTTCAGGTGATCCTTCAAACAAAGACACAACACCAAGAAATCTCGACAGATCATAGATTGCAAATGTCGAGTCAATACTGTTTTCAATATTGGCACGAGCAAGTACAGTCTTCGAAGGCGAGATTGTTCGCAGTGTGTTTCCTTGTTCGAACAACAACGAAGGGTTGATTGATGAGAAGTTCCGAAGAATTTCAAGTGAGCGATTACTCAGGTTCATTATATAACTCCTAGTTAAGATTTAGACTTCTTTTTGCTGAGCTTTGTAGGATCAGCAGTTGGTGCAGCACCCGCTGCGGCAATGGCGGCCAGTGATCCACCAAATACATATGAGCCAACGTGTTTCAGTTCCATCCAAGGACACAACCACACTTGTCTACCCATTCTCCATACATTATAACAGAACATATAGTCTTCTGACAAGTACCTATTTGAATATTTTTCTGTTGCAATGCCATTTGTTTTATCTGCCAAGAAATCAATCACCTCTTGGTGTGTTGCTTCTGGATTCTTCTCGTAGAATGCAGTGATCTCTGGTACAAGATTCTGTGACTTGTCATCAATCAATGCATCGAAGTATGCCATGATTTCACGTGATCCATCGAACTGTTCAGTACGTACATGATCAGGTTTGTACTTGAACTGAGGATAATTTTTCTCATAGGCTTCAAAGACTTCACGTTTGATCAACATGAACCCTGTACCACCTTCACGTACAGGCGCCGGTTCACTTAACCGAATTTCACTATTGCCGGCCATTGGATTGAAAACATAATCGCCAACAAAATTTTCTAACGTAGCAGGATTTTCATCTGCGTGACCTTTATCTACCGCAGCTTTGATCTTTTCCCATGCGATAGTCTTCTTAGGGTAAGGTCCGCATAGAACATCATAGTTCTCATTCTGTACTGACAGTGCCAGCAGAGCAATGACATCTTGTGCTTTAAATCCGATATCAGAGTCAATAAACATTAGGTGTGTCGCATCAGATCGCATGAATTCATCAACGCAATAGTTCCTTGCACGTGTAATCAATGACTCATTGAACAAGTAGTACAACTGCATTGGTACCTCATAACGAGTAACCAGTGTAGTTAGGTCTGCAATTGATCTGGTGTACAGACCTGCACACATACCACCGTACATAGGTGTAGCGACAAATAATTTTGTTTTTCTAAGTTCTTCAACCGGTATATTAATTTCCATTCGCTAACCTCGTCAGTTTTTTCATCTTTCTTTTCATTAATTTTGCTTTGCGTTTCGCTTGATCCAAGTGATACTTCTTCACTCTATCAAGGTAGTTGATACCTTCAAGATGATCGTACTCATGTAAGAAGACTCTGGCAGTCATACCGTTTAGATTGACAGTAGTAAACTCACCATTGACATCAGCAAATCTTACTCTGATTGCACCAGGTCTTGATATCTTAACAAAATAGTCTGGGTATGTCAAGCACCCTTCTTCAGATATGATTTGTTTGTCCGATGCATCAACAACCTTCGGATTGAAACAGGCTGTAGTGGGATCAGTACGCATAACAAAAACGCGATAAGGTAATCCAATCTGATTTGCAGCAAGCCCTAGTCCGTTCTTTTCTTCCATGATTTTACTCATGGCATCGACTAACTCTTGCGGATCGACAGGAGGATTGTCGAAGTTGAATGCGCTCAACTGAGTAGACAACAGTTCGTGTTCAGGTGCTACCAATCTCAAATTTGACAACATTCGTGTTACTCCACCTCGATGATTCTATACTTGTCAAGATTGTCACCTCTTGACTCTTCATCAATAAAGTTTTTGGCTTGATCTTCAGTTATAAAAATTCTTGCGACTGCCCTCGTCTTACTCAAGTTCATGTCAATTACTGGATTCCACGATTCTTCACCGTTCACACCGCAATTATACTCTACATTGTATGCCATAATTTTCTCCTATGCCGCCATATGCGAAAAGTTTTTGATTTTTTCAAATCTAATATTACTGTGAAATTTATCGAACAACATATCGCCTTTGTGACTAATCACGAAGACATTCGTGTCCTTGTTTATCTGTGTGATGATTTTTAGAAATTCTTCCGTTCCCGTATTGTCAAGAGAACTATCGAACACTTCGTCCATGATCAGAAGATTGGTAGATGTGGAGTTACGGAGCTTGGCGACAGCACGCCATGTGAAGAGCAATGACAAATCAATTCTCATTTTTTCACCTTCACTGAATGACTCATAAGTAAACTCATCTCTAAATCTAGATTTTATCTTCTCATTAAAACTTTCATCAAGTTCAAACTGGACAAAAAATTCCATCGCAGCAAGATATTTATTCACTAACTTATTTATAACGGGAACATACTGTTTTATAATTTTTGCCTTAATTCCACCATCTTTTAACAAAGATGTAGCAATGTCATGTACCTCTTTCTTATGCATGGCGATCTTGTGTAGTTCTTGTTCTTTCTTAACTTCTTCATTGAATTTGTTCAACTCGTCTAGTGAGTTATCATCATCTGCAACTTCAGCATCAAGTTCTTCCTGAAGACTCTTGATGTTATTGTTCATCATTCGAATGTTTGTATTGTGTTCTAGAATTTCATTATTGAGTTCGGAGATTTTATCCTGTATCTGTGATATCTCACCTAGTCTGACATTCATTGTGTTATATTGTTTCTCTAGTTGTACGATGGCTGATTGAATTTCCTCTTGTTTATTATTCTGTACACATATGTGGTTTTGTTTAAAATTTGAATCAATCTCTTGTTGACATGTAGGACACTCATCGTTGTTAGAAAAGAAGTCGATCTCTTTACGAATGGTGTTGATCTTATTTGTCAGTTGTTTTTCCAGACTCTGAACCTGTGATAACTTGTTCTTGAGTTTTTCTTTGTCAGATATGAACACACTCAATATCCCTGTCTCTTTTGTAAGAGTTTCAACAGCGGTCATGATCTCATCAATAGAGGTCTTGAGTTCGTTGATTTTATTCTCCTTTGCATCACGATCACTCTTCTTCATCGACATAATTTCTTGCATATGTTTTTTAGTCATAGAAATTTTCTGATTAAGAAGTTCGATGTTGTGTTTACGGTCTGTGATCTCTTGTTTGTTCTTTGCAATCTTATCTTTCAACAGTGTAAACATAGTAGAGAAGATTTCTATGTCTAACAAGTCTTC